GTTGACGAGGAGGAATGTCCTCAGCAACAGGTTTAGAGTAACCAAAAAGTGCTGCCATCGATGAAATAGCACTGGCACCAATCTCTGTAGCCCTAGCGAAACCGCCAATATAAGGCACAGATTTGAATAAACCAGCAGTCTTAGCAACAACGCTTGCAGGTTTGGAAACAATTCCTGAATACTCGGACATAGCTTGTGGTACAATGTTAGTAGGGTTCTGCTGGGTCAAACCAGTAAACTCAACATTGTCAGCCCATGCAAAAACGGATATAGTAATTGGAGCAGTAGCCCCATTTGCATGTTCTAACACCACAGGTGTCGCAACTTCAATCAGTCCCATTGTCCTCCACTCTTGCGTGGGAATATCTAACATGTTCAAAGGTGTAAAGAACGGTAAAATCATTTCACCACCTTGAGACATAGTCGGATTCAACCATATGTGAGGACGCTGAGACGCCTCAACCAAATCACTGAAATTAGTAGGAATTAAAACGGTAGTATTGTCCAAATTATGCAGAGGTCGGTAACTCACCAGAACTCTACCATAATAAAAAGCATTTCCATTGATTAAAAACTTGACATGTAGATTTGCTTTCATTAATTTATAATTGGATATTCTGTTGATCACGCGAGGATCTTCAAAATATAATTGCCATGGATTAAAAACATATGCTGGTCCAGTAGCAATATCCCATTGAATTTCTTGAATCTTGATTGGGCGCAGGAAAAAATTCTGTAGTGTGGTCATCGGATCAATTAACGACGAACGCAGTGGATCAGTAGTGACTCCACGCGTATCCTGAAAACCAGGATGAGCATCATTAAATTGAACGTTTTGTTCCAACGAATCTCCAGTAGCTGTTTGTCCAGTAGTTAAGACTTTACCAGCTCCGGAAGATCCAGAATCTGCCTGCGGGACTATTTTTGTCATGCTCTTCCCTAACACAAAAAGTGCAGTGTAGGAAAGAACCTTTAACATGACGAGGATATAGCCAGTCCCCATGTTCAGGTATTCCAGAGCACAAAGTGCAGCTCTGAAATTTTTAAAATGCAGGTATCGGCCACCCGCACTGACCCCCTCGTTTTGAGCTTGAGGGATACTCCTTCTAAACAAATAGGTTACATTATTATTAACAGGAAAATTTATATATACATCTAACACGCATGTGCATAACATGTAAAAACATGAAGGGTAACTATTTATACAAGCCACAGCCGTGACACTGGGGTATCCATGTACAAACTTAAGCATTCTGGTATTTGTCCTTCCAGAACGCGACACGATCGTCAAACGTGTACTTAAGAGCTTCTACGGGCAATTGCTGCCTCTCGCAAATGGTGCGCAACTGAGCGCGACGCATTTCATAGTGCTCTCGACCAAAAGCAAACCACTCATGGAGTGCTGTTTCAATCACACTCGCGGCAACTTCACGCGGTGTGGCTGACGAAGATTTCAAATTCGAATGCAGGGACTTAAAAATGGACTCTTCATCCAATTGTCCTATCGCACACCCAATTTCAGGGATGTGGTGGCTAATTCGTTTAAGAAAATCTGTTTCCTCGGTCCGGAGGAATTCGACTTCATCGTCAGTCTTTGTGGGTAAGGTCAATTTCATCCCATGCTTCGCAAGAAACTTCTTGTAGTAAATGAAGTTAAACTTACGAGTATCTGCAGCATTGGAACCTTTTGCATCATCACCATAGGTTAAATGAGCAACTTTAGACCTAAAATCTTCCACTTCTGGATATAAGGAGAAAAAGCCCATTCGGACATATAAACTCCCTGCTCCACCATTAACATCAACCGTCATATTATTACCGGATGTGTTCATGTTGTAAGACATAAGCAAAGTACCGTTCAAATCCATTATTGGATGTACGATATCTGCGATCATGTTTTGCATAATAGTCAAAGATTCTTGGTCGTAACCTCCTCTTGCAGCAAGATGAATGAATGAGTCCCATACTTTACGTGTGACTTGAGAATTCATTCGTACATCATACTTAGAGTAATCCCATGCAAGCATCTGATCATCCTCTTTTCCAAACTGTTCAGCAAAGTCCATGAGTTCTTCCCAATCTTTCGAAAAGGCATTCACTCCAACGGCTGTTTCAGCAAGTGTAGGGTGTAGATGTAAAAATCTCGCAATAGGTAGAAAGTACATTCGGATAAGAATACTCATGGCAACTGGGGCCGCTTGAAATACTCTCACCTTTTCCTTATCTAGAGGAGTTGGTTCATCCTTCAACGTAGCAGACGTTACAGGATAACCTCGTACACCACGACGATAACAATCAAGTAGGCGATCAATCTCTCCTTGGATGTGCTCTTTTGGAACACGATCTAGGAGAACTTCACCTTGGAATGTCTCATCAAAATGTACTGAGTTTCCTTCTGCATCAACCTTGTTTTTCTTCCCAAAAAGTGGGAAACCAACACCGGTATTCATGGGCATAGCATCGACGTACTTCCTCCCGGGGATTCCAAGAATGGACTCCTTCAGGGTGAGGGGGCAAAAGCCACCCTCTTCGTTCTTTGCATGTGTATCCATTGCAACCAATAGAGGTTTCTCCCAATCTTTCTGGGCTCTATCAAGTAACTCCGGGTCAAACATATCTCCTGGTTTGGAGAAAAGTTCAACGTTTTTGTTGAATGCATCCCAGTTGGGCTTCAATCTTGGTGGTCCCCAGGTATTTGGAACTCCCATAATCTCCTCCACATCACTTGACAATATGGAGGGCACAACTCGGCTCTTTTGTTCAGAACGAATCTTCGTAGATCCCAAGAGGTCAACAAAATTGTCGTCCGTCATTGAAGCCACAAATTTCGCTTTGGGGTTAACTTGGTCCGTAGTACGAACGTCCACGCCCATTTGCTGTACAGGAATATCAGTGGCAGCAGCTGAAAGAAAGCCATTTCGACTCTCTAACCAAGCTTCTGCTAAATCATGATCCTTGCGTAACAATGTTTGAGAAATACCAATATGGTGGGTTTCGTTACCACCAATATGGAATCCTACAATGCATGGGTTAACGCCCTCTCGAATAATCGGACTCATACACGCACCATTTCGAGCCATGAGCGTAGTATATTGTGCACCTTGCATCTCCATAAAGGAATGCGCGACTGTTCCAAACTTAGGACTCACAGCACCGCGAATCTTCGAACCATCTAATGTGGGGCAAATCATCATAGCTAAGCAAGACCCTGTTGGATGTGCTAAAGGTAACCATCTCTCCATCGATCTAAAATCAGGAGAATTTGGCACATAAGCTGCACACAAATCAAGTCCTGGATATTGAAAACAATAATCGTAGTGAACTTTGAATGAAAAGCGTCCGCCTGTCGAGTTATGGCGTATCACTTCCACTGAAATCAGCTTCGATTGTTTACCATTCATATCACTCCCTGGATAAAACACATGACGAGGAAAATTCATCATTGACTTGCGCGGAAACCAAACTCCGCACTTATTGACTGTACCGTCCTCAAGAGTGAATCGACCCCAACATATATTCTTCTCAATAGAATTACACAATTGATCAGAAGTAGCTCCAGTCTTCTCACATTGAACTTTACCCCCAGTTTTGCCTAGCATAAAGCCATACCATCCTGGTGCACTGTCATTATGTGCGGGGTCTTGAATTGAATGTGGAGTCTGTCGAGCTAAATTCCATGCTTTTAGGATCGTAACAATACCCACGAGACTAATGGCTGCAACAGTACCAGTCACAAGCCACTTACCTCGATATTCCCGACCTTGATCGGCTAAGACTATATCTCGTCTCAATGTAAGTTCTGATATGAATCTTTCTCTCTCCTCTTTGATGTGACTCTCACAGAAGATTAAACCCACCCAACTAATAACTGAGGACAAAACAAGACCAGACCAACCACAAGCAATGGTGGACAAGGTCAGGAAAACCAAGAAATATCTCTGAATCCATTTTTGACACGCCAACATATTAACACACTCGTAGTGGTTGAAATATTGACCAACAAGGCGCTTTCCATAAGATGAAGTATATAACCAATTAGGTGTCAATGCTACAATCCTGGGAATGTTGCGTTGCATGTGCAGGTCAACTTGCTGACGTATCTCACGCACAGGCAAATAATGACTAGCCGAACTGAACAATAGTCCAGCCAAAAAGGGATTGAAAAACCTAAACATACGCTTTGCAATATCCTTGACAGCAGTACGAACTACGAATGATACACACTCGTCTGCCAAAGCATGTGGAATATTTTTGGGAATCCTACGCCGAGGAAAACCCTGTTGTGCAGGAGGTTTGGTGTCTTGCGTACACTTATCAGGTTCAAGATTTTTCCCTTCAGGTTCAAGACCCGCGACCTTGGTATCAGTCAGCGGTCCCTTAGCATCACACGGTGCACAAACTGGCATTGAAATATCACCAGAACAGGCACAATACTGTGTAATGAGTGAGCAATTGGGGCAAACTTCAAAGCCCTCAAGCAACTTGCTACGTGCGACTTGCTTAACTTGCTTGTCTTTATGGTTCCTAGACAAAGCAGCAATAGCAAGGAGATATTGTTGCAAATTCATGTTGGCACAGGCAACAAGACCTTTTCCTTTTACGAGTTCGACTTGCACAGTTTCGAACCGACCCATTTTTGTACCATTTGGTATAACTTCCTCAATGGTAAAATTCCACACGTCAACAAACGTTCCAGATGGTGCATTCACAAGATCTGGATGATCAGTATTTAAACTCGTGCCGTTTTCGCGGCAATACTGTTCCTTCACTGTAGCTTGGACATGGAAAAAACGACGCAATACAGCAACTGGGTAATTGCTATATTGTTGTGCTCCAAGAGTTTTAGTATTGGTAGTAATCACTCCACACTTAAAATTAATAAAAACACATCCTTTTTCATTGAGCTCAGCTTTTACAGCTTGTGCAGCTACATTGTTGAAAAATTGAATGTATTTTTGTGTAGGTGATTTCTCCACAAACTTTGAATTCGCGTTGTTAGCGTCATCAATATACACTCCCATAACGTCGGAAGTATATGTACTCTCAAATTTATCGGTCTCATTCAAAGTGATAAGTCCATCTTGGGAAGTTTTAAAACCCATCGCAGACAAAGACGTTTTCATTGTCAATGGTGCGATATCTGACTTTCCAATACTAGACTCACCATGGATACTAAAACCAATTGGAGCAAAGCGAAAGGAGGTGTTCTTCCTTTTCGCTACTAAATCCATCTTTATCGACACCAAAGCAGCATACTTCCTCTGAAGTAGCTCCTTAACACCTGGTGACGATGTAACCCTTTGAATTTCACCTGTTGTCTTCATACATTTGTCGAGTTTACGTTCATACTCTTCAAGATCACCTTCTACAGTTACGCCATCCAAATTTCCCGCCATAGCGGTGGATGCATATGCGATAACAGTATTGCAAGTGTCAGTATATTCGCGCAAACGTTGATCTTGGTACAAAACTGGAGCTAGTGATTTCTCTTTCAAGCACCACCATCCAGTCTCGGATATCCAAACAAATGTCTGAATCAAAGCATCAATCAAATCGGTGGCTTTGATTTGTTCTTTCATAGCCTCGATTGCAATAAGTGTAATTCCTCCGATGTCAAATTCGAACCCTTTAATAGAACATATAGAGCTCGCCATGGCAGCGGTGATGAGATAAGAAACTTTTTTGAAAATAGTGTTGGTTTTCAAAAGTTCCCATCCATCCAAAAGGTCTCGACCAGTCCACGCTTGTGGTTCAAGATCAAAGTCGAGATCAAATGCCCCCGTCGAGTCCAAAAAATTACTAACTTCCACAGAATTGCCAACCTCTTCCTCTTTTTCCAGGAGGACAGTTGTCATTGTGGTAACCAAATTGGTGATACTGGTTTTCACGTAGAATTTCATGTACGAGACGAAGGCGACAAACACGTCCGAGAAAGACGAAGCACCACAGAGATTATATGCAAGAATGCAAATATTCTCTGAATGACGAATGATATCGTCGGCTTCTTTTCCTTCAAATGAACAAAGATATTTTCCGAGATCGCCAATGAAGGCGTGTAGCGGGTCCAAAGTATCAGAGAATGCATGAGGTTTAATTTCCACTGCAGACAACTCTTCAACTCTTTTGACCAATCTCTCAATCATCTTCTTTTTCCGAGCACGTTCCTCTTTCGTGTTGAAACG